CTGGGAGAGGTACGCCGACCGCGAGCACAAATACGCGCACGTGGTCCACGGCGAGCTGAACGCGATCCTCTCCGCCACCACTGGGCTCGAGGGCGCGACGCTCTACCTGTTCGGCATGCCTGGGCCCCCGTGCTCGAGCTGCACCAAGCATATCCTCCAGACCGGCATCTCGAGGATCGTCTCCCGCCAGGGCGACATCCCCGCGCGCTGGCTCGAGGACTTCAAGCTCGCCCAGGCCATGCTCGAGGAAGTGGGCGTCGACTACGAGGAGCTGGACTACTAATGGACCCCGTCCCCACCATCGAGCAGATCCTCCAGGAGACGCACGACGCCATGCAGAGCGTCACCAACTCCGGCACGCAATACCGCGACCGCTACGGCCACGTAGTCTACACTGAAGCCCTGCGCGCCAACGTCATGCTGCGGCTACTCGACTGGGCGCAGTCCGCCCCTGACCCCGAGACCAACGCCGCCATGATCGAGGCCCTGGCCAAGATCGCCACGGCGATCTACAAAAGCGCATGAGCGAGAAAGCACTCTGGGAAATGATCCGCAAGCCCCTGCGGCCGCTGGATCCCCAACGAATCGAGAACGGCATCGGCAAGGGCACCCCCGACGTGAACTACGTCGGCGGCTGGCTCGAGCTGAAGCAGCAGGACAACTGGCCCAAGCGGCCCACCACGAAGGTCCGGCTGGATCATGATCTCACCAAGGAGCAGCGCATCTGGATCAACCGGCGCGAGAAGAAGGGCGGCACCGTCTTCGTTCTTCTCCAGGTTGCTCGGGACTACCTGTTGCTTTCCGGTGGCCAAGCGGCTACCATTATCGGCGAGGCCACGGAAGCCGAGCTGCGCGAAGCAGCTCTGCACGTTTGGTCCGCCTCCGAAATGAAGGAACATCTTCTCCAATGCTTACAACCCGCGACTTGAACACCGGCGAGCGTCTCCTGATCGAGCGCCGCCGCAACGGCCAGAACCAGACGAAGGCCGCCTATAGCTACGACCTCTCCGAGTGGCAGTACCGCCAGTGCGAGGCCAACGAATCCGACCGCATCCCCGCGCCCCCGCTCGGCAGACTTCGGGACTACGAGGCTTGCATGATCATGCGCCGTCGCGCAGGATTGAAGCGCACCGAGCTGGCCGCCCAGCTCGGGATCTCCGGCTGGTGGCTGACACGCATGGAACGCGGGCAGATCCCCGCCGAGCGCCTGGTCGCCTTCTGGTCTTGAAACCCCTCACCCCTGCCATGACTCACTCCCCCGCCGCCGCTGTCGCTTTCCTCCAGGCCATGCACCCGCATGATCTCTGGCTGGTGAGTGCGTTCCGCGTCAATCGCGCAGACGAGAACGTCCGCAACCGCACCGCCACCTTCCAGGCTGGCGAGGAGGATCAGCTCGTGGCGTTCCTCGAGTCCGTCTCCGGCGGAACGCACAACGTCTACTTCTCCGTGAACCCTCCCGTGGGCCCCATGACGAAGAAGGCCGAGCGCACCGACATCGACCGCATGGCCTACCTGCACGTCGACCTGGACCCGCGCGCAGGCGAGGACCCCGACCTCGAGCGCACCCGGCTCCTCGAGCTGGTGACGACCAAGCTGCCCACGGGCGTGCCGAAGCCCACGGCCGTCGTCGACTCGGGCGGCGGCTTCTGGGCCTTCTGGGCTCTGGACGATCCGTTCCCCATCGAGGCAGACGAGGCCCGCTACGAGGAGGCCAAGCTCTACAACCTCCAGCTCGAGCTGCTCTTCGGGGCGGACAGCTGCCACAACGTCGACCGCATCGCCAGGCTGCCTGGCACCGTCAACTACCCCGACAAGCGGAAGCAGAGCAAGGGCCGCGTCGAGCGCCTGTCCGAAGTGGTCGAGGTGAGCGACGTCAGCTACAAGCTGGCCGACTTCACGAAGGCCACACAGCTGGCATCCACCGGCGGCGGCTTCTCGAGCGGCAAGACCGTGACCATCTCCGAGAACGTCCAGCGCGTCGACAACCTGGACAAGGAGCTGCCCCCGTCGGTCCCCGGCTGGTGCAAGGTGGTGATCGCCCAGGGCAAGGACCCCGACGATCCCACCCGATTCGCCAAGGGCGGCAACGGCGAGATCGACCGCAGCGACGCGCTCTTCTACACCGTCTGCGAGCTGGTGCGCAACCAGGTCTCGGACGACATGATCTACGCCATCATCACGGACCCCGACTGGGAGATCTCCTCGAGCGTCATCGACGGCAGCAACGGCCGCGGCGACCGCTACGCCAGGCGGCAGATCGAGAGGGCCCACGAGTTCGCCGTCGACCCGATGCTGGCCGACCTCAACAACCGCTACGCCGTCGTCCAGAACGCAGGCGCCGGACGCTGCAAGATCATCTACGAGGACTACGACAACGGCTGCATCGTGCAGCAGTCCCCCACGGACTTCAAGGCGTACTACTCCAACCAGTTCGTGGAGATCCCCACGGACAAGCTGCCCGTCCGCGTCCCCCTGGGCAAGTGGTGGTTCGAGCATGCGATGCGCCGCAGCTTCCGCTCCATCTCCTTCCAGCCTGGCGAAGAAGTCAACGCTGGCGTCTACAACCTCTGGCGCGGCTTCGCCTACGATGCCGTCCCCGGCGGCAGCTGCGACCTCTACCTGGACCACGTCCGCCAGGTGATCTGCTCGGGCGACTCCGAGATCTACGAGTACCTGATCAACTGGATGGCCCTGGCCGTGCAGAAGCCCGCCCAGCCTGGGCACACCGCCATCGTCCTCCGAGGATCGCAGGGCGCAGGCAAGGGCACGTTCGCCAAGACCTTCTCCAGCCTCTTCGGCCACCACGGCAAGCAGATCACCGACGCCAAGCACCTGACCGGCAACTTCAACGCCCACCTGCGGGACTGCATCGTGCTCTTCGCAGACGAGGCCATCGCCGCGAGCAACAGCAACGAAGGCGTGCTGAAGGCCCTGGTCACCGAGGAGTCCATGCTGGTGGAAGCCAAGGGCATCGACTCCACCGTGGAGCGCAACTACCTGCACGTGATCATGGCCTCGAACGAGGAGTGGGTTGTGCCCGTCGGGCTCGACGATCGCCGCTTCGTGATGCTCGACGTCTCCGACGAGCACGTGATGGACGCAGGCTACTGGGCAGCTCTGAATGCCCAGCTCCGCAACGGCGGCTACGAGGCCCTGCTGCACACCCTGCTGACCCGCAACCTCGAGGGCTTCGACCCGCGCACCCGTCCGCAGACCGACGCGCTCCAGGACCAGAAGCAGCGCAGCTTCGGCCCGCTGTCGAGCTGGTGGTACGGCGTGCTCCAGGAGGGCAGCATCGGCGAGGTCAGCCTCGAGGACGGCGTGCTCTTCCCTGGGCAGACGCTCACCTACGAGTTCAACGTCACCCGGCCGCACCACGAGCGCGTGAGCGTCAACGCCATGGGCGGCTTCCTGGCGAAGGCCCTGGGCGCACCGATGCGGCCGCGCCAGGTCTCGCAGGCCGAGGTCGACCAGGACAAGGTCCCCGTCCCGCAACGGCACACCCACACCGGCGAGGCGAAGGAAACGGCCAGGCCCACCGTCTTCGAGCTGGCTCCGCTCGAGAAGCTCCGCAGCCAGTTCGATGCGACGCACGGCGGACCCTACGAGTGGGCCGACGCCACCACGATCCAAGCACCCGAGCCCGAGGCATTCTGATGGCAGCCGCGAAGAAAGAACCGAAACTGAAGCTGCGCACCACCTACCCCGCGGGCATGGTCAACGAGGCCAAGGCCAAGGGCCTGGGCGTGATCACCGTCTCGATCCAGTTCCCAAACGGGGACAGGGAAGAAAGGCAAATGGAAGGAACCGCGCTCGAGTGCCGCTTCGCCCGCTGGGCTGGGGTACTGTTGAGTGAGCCGAGGGTCAAGCCCCTGGTCGACCTCGAGGAGATCGTCCGCGACGCACTCGAGTCCCCCTCCTAGAGTCCCCACGCAGGAGAGTCCCCTCGAGGGCCGCACGTTGGCAGGCGTGCGGCCCTCACTTTTTTGTGGTTTCCATTTGCTTTTCCGTGAGGTTAGGGTATCTTGGAGTGTCATGAAGACCACCATCAGCAACACCGAGCGCGCCGCCAGCGAGTCCATCACCCTCAAGGGCCGCACCGTCACCCGCCAGGACGTCCTCGCTGCCTGCGCCGCCTACGATGAGATGGGCAAGGACGAGTTCCTGGCCGCCCGCGGCTACAGCGACGCCGTCCGCTACCACCTGCGCCTCGACGGCCGCAGCTACCCCTCCAAGGCCATCCTCGGCGTGGCCGCTGGCCTGACCTCCAAGGAGTTCTTCGGCGGCGCTGCCCACACCGTGGCCCAGCTCGGCCAGCTCGGCTTCCACGTCCGCAACAGCGAGACCGGCGAGATCGTCGACCCCGGCCTCGAGGCCCTTCGCAAGCGCGTCCTCGCCGAGGGCCTGAACGTGGGCGAGGCAGCCTGGCCCAACCCGGCCGTCCAGCCCACCGCCTACTTCGCCAGCGGCTCGAACCAGCCTGGCGAGATCCGCGGCCTGGCCCGCGCTGGCGCCGACATCGGCGTGGCCGTCCCGCACCTCTCCGAGAACAGCCTGCTCGAGCTGGAGGCCGTCAAGGGCTCCGAGGTCCAGGTCTTCGTCGACAGCGGCGCCTTCTCCGAGGTCAAGTTCGGCCCCGAGGGCTGCACCGTCGTCAAGCCCATGGGCGACGACGCCTGGCAGAACGTCCTGGGGCTCTACGAGCGCCTCGCTGCTGCACTCGGCTCCCAGCTCTACATCGTCGCCCCCGACCGCGTCGGATGCCAGCAGACGAGCCTGGAGCGCCTCGAGCGGTACGCCGACCGAGTCCGCGCCCTGCGCGCCACGGGCGTCAACATCCTGGTGCCCGTCCAGAAGGGCGAGCTGACGCAGGTCGAGTTCGCCGCAGCGGTCGACGAGGTCCTGGGCTTCAGCGACTGGCTGCCCGCCCTCCCCTGCAAGAAGGCCGCCACCACGGCCGCCGAGGTCGCCGCCTTCGTCGAAGGTCGCAACCCCGAGCACGTTCACCTGCTGGGCCTGGGCATCCGCTCGCGCCAGCTGGCCGCCTACCTGGCGCCCTTCGCCTCGAGCCGCTCGAGCGTCTCGCTGGACAGCTGCTGGATCACCGCCAACGTGGGCCTGACCAACGGCCCCGGCGGAGGACCGCGCCGCCTGACGAAGGCCCGCGAGGTCGCGAAGAAAGTCCTGGGCGAGTCCGGTGGCCTGCGCGTCATCGAGCTGGCCGTCTACACCTGCCTGAAGACCCGGAGCTGATCCCATGAACACCATCTACCTCGCCGGACCGATCAACGGCTGCACCGACCGCCAAGCCAACGCATGGCGGGACGACACCACCGACCACTTCGACTGCATCCCGCGCTTCCGC